GCCTTCCTTAACGACCATATTCATAAACGCATGCTCCACGACGAGATCAACTAGCTCATCCGCAATTGTGGCCGTGTCCGACTCGTTAACAAGCTTTGCCGGTTCCGTGATTCCCCACATCTCCAGATACCGACCGCCGAGTTTGTCCGATGGGTAGAGCGCAAATAGATTCAATCCGATTGGAGCCCAGTACCGCGTCCTGACCCCAATCCCCTTGATCCACTTCTGCTCGGTGTTGGCAAGCGTTGTGATCGACTCCTTGGGGATCTCACGGTTATCCATGTAGAGTTTCATCGGAAACAACATTCCGCTCGGCTTCGAATAGATCACGCGGTTGACGACGGAGAAACCGGCTGGAGTTCTTCCTTGACTCCATCCAGAAAATAAATTGGTTACCTTAAGGGCTTCGTTCAGGGCTCGGTCGGTGTCTGAGTTTGGATAGAGGAGATAGTTCTGCTCTACCCTGTCGTACAGCTTTACCCGAAGCGCGGCTAGGCTGAGATTCGGCAACCTACGGCTTCTCCTTCGCTGGCGCTACTGACATCCCAGGAGCCGCGCTCGGCATTACTTCCGCCACCCGCGCCGGGACCATGATCTCGTCGCGGCGGAATGTGGCCCCGCCGGGAGCCCCGCCGAGCTTCTCGCGGACGAGTACACCAGCGCGGTCATCCTCCCTGGATAGGCTCCCGGTGATCTTGTGATAGGCATCGTAATCCCCGGCCTGGATGGCGTCATGCGCCTCGCGATGCACGAATCTTGTGGCGGTGCCAGATGATTGGAATGTACCCGTGCCTCTCGTTGGCTGGATTGGAAATGGACATGTCTCTCCCATTGGTCTCCTTTTAGAAATCTGCAAAACTGTCGGCCCCTAGCGCATGCGACTGATACCAGTTGAAAGACCTGGACCCCAGTAGGCTCTGCCGAATGTTTTGGTAGTCCCGTACCTGCCTATCTTCGTCCGCGCCAGTCGCATTCATTAGCTGCGCCGCTGCCAGCTTTTCATATGTCATTGCCTCGTTCGGCAGGTACCAGGGGTCCTTCTCTGAAATCTTGGTCCGTAGCGCCGCTGACGCCGCTAGATTCGTGAAGATGGTCGGCTCCAGGAACGACGGCGGAACGTCGTTATCGTCGAGCAGCTCCGGCCACTGCTTCGAATACAGGTAGGCTATCTGCCTCGCGCAATCCGGAGCCGGGTAAAGCTCCCACTGCTGGTTCCCGGAGAAGGTCGGCCTGAATGGTACCAGCGCACGAGGATCACTTTGATCGCTTCTCTGTGGGTCGATCGTGTTTAATGTCGTATGGGTGTAAGTCAGAAGGTCGAGCGGCCAGCCCTGCTGCTGGTCAACCGCATCCAGTAGTTTCCGGATCTTCGAGTCCAGCGTGTAGTAGATCTGATAGACCCAATACTTGGCCGAGTTGAGCGGGGGGCCACCCCAGGGATTGTCGAGCATTAGGGTATTGGCGTCGATCACGGCGATGACGGTAAAGATGGGGTAGTCGTACCCGGCCCGCCACTGCCTCCCAACCAGCGAAGATTGCGTGGCGGGAACGCCCAATGGGTGCGCATACTGAAACTTTCCCGTAAACGTCGAGGGTGTTGTCCGGAGGATCGGAACTGCCTCTTGTATCCCGCTGCCCACTGTATCGACAAGCAGGCTTCCGTCTTCCACGATACCCGTCATAGATGCGGGGGTGACTTCGAGATATCCTGGCTCGGTGACGGAAACCTGGAGCGTCGTATTGACGACATCCGACACGGGGAAGAATGTGGTCCCTCCGCCTAGTATTAGCGGGGAGCCGGTAACAGTCGAGATTGTGCCTGTATTGTACAGATTCGGAACGGAGATGATACCAGTCACGAGGAGATCCGCCCAATAGGTCCTCGTGTTGATGACGTCGCGGATCGCGTCGTTGATCCAGGTCCGGATAGACTCCGGCTTCGCGTTCGGCTTGATGCTCCGAACTCGCCCGATCATCCGGTAAAGTTTTTCGTTGACGAGAGGCATAGTCTAGATCTGGACTTCCCTTAAAGACCAAAACCCCCGCCCCTTATGGGGAACGGGGGCCTTGGGTAGCGAAATTTTCCCTTACTGTACGGTGACGACAACCGTCCGCGTGTCGCTCCCGTTTTGATTCTTTGCCGTCAGGACGTATGAAGTTGTGCCCTGCGGAGAAACCTGCTGCGACCCGCTGGGCGCAACAGCCCCGATCCCAGGATTAATGGATACGTCTCCGGAGTTGGCTACCGACCAAGCCAGCGTAGCCGACTGGCCGCGCTGAATGGTCTGCGGTGACGCCGCGAAGCTGTTGATCTGAACTATTAGCGGCTTACCCTGGTCGTTGACCGGGGGGACCAGCGGAGCGCCGGGGACAGCGGGCTTCGGCGCGGGGGAGGGAGCCGGAGCCGGAGCCGGAGGAGGCATCAAGGCGATCTTTAGGGCTGGCTCTTTGGGGCCGCCCTGGATGATCTCGATCGGCTGACTGATGGTCTCCTCGATTGTGTCGTCGGTTCCGTCCGTATTCTGGATCGTAAATGGACCCACGGAGATGGTGATGTCCTTCGCTGGTACCGGGGGGACCGCCAGCGACACCAGGGCGCTCATGCCGTCCGGTGCCGGAGCGATAACAATTGCCGGACTGCTTGGAATCCACCGAGGAGCCAAAGACGAATGCCCAATGATCGAGGCTCCCGATGGTACGTGAGTTACGTCTCCGTCCTTGCCGTCCTTGCCCTCTCCCAATAGGACGAGGCTTGCTCCCGCTTGCCCGTTGGGGAGGAGCTGAAAATCAATCCTTGCCAGTGTTGCTTTGACCATAATCGAACCTTCCTATCTCAAATAGTTTAGAGTCCCGTATGCAGCCGATACCGAAGTCGGTAGGCGAGCGCCCCGCCACCGGCAGCAAATTCCGTGCTGGCAGCCGTCAGAACCAATCCCGTGTTTAGTACGGCACTGGATAGATTTGCCCCTAGCGCCCCGGCCAGGAGAATAATCTCGTTGGCAGTTGGGGAGGTCAGGAACGTGCTGGCTGCTGTGGCCGAAGCCAGGACGCCGCTTGCGGAAGTTCCGTAATACAATCCAATCGCACTGCCTCCCGTGAAGGCCCCGGTGAGAAATTGATTTTCCAGGACTAGGGATATGACCTCGATTATTGTCCCGGCCCCCTGCGCCGGGAGGACCGAGACCGGGGTTCCGTGAAGCGTCAGGACTCCAGCGTTGGCGACAACCCCGGAGGTGGACTTGATGTCCCCGACCTGGAGCCATGTCCCGATGGCTCCGCCAGCCGTGCAGACCCATCCATAGGGAGCCCCCAGAGAGGGCGTGACGCTGGTGTAGATCACCATATCCCCGGCCTGGGCGAGTGTACCGCCTAGGTCGGTGGCGAGCGCGGGAGGGGCGTCCGCGTAGTAGATCACCCTCCCGTTTGGCTGGACTCCGGTAGAAACTGTTACCATGTCTGTCTCCGTTTCCCCTTTGTTTTCTAAGGTATAGCAGGGGGGCCGACTGTGTCCGTCGTCACATTCAAAAGCAGAAGATCGATATCGACCGCGCCTGCGGTCGCGTTCTGAACGACGTCGGAGGTCGGCGTAAAGGTTGCCTGAACCTGGAGTGCCGAGGCCTGCCCGTGCTTGAATAGCGACGTCTCCTGGAGGTTGGTGTCCGAGACTGCCGCGAAGATGTCGAAGGCGGAGGTGAAGTACGTGTTGCTCCCGCTCTTGCCGACCGAGACCGTCATGGCCGATAGGGCTCCGCCAGCGAAGGCCGTGTTGGCTTTAACACGGACGCCAAGAATAACGCCAGCGGGAGGGATAATGCCAGGGCCAGCAATCGGAGAGACGACCGGCTGGATGGTGCCAGGGAAGGCGGTCAGGATAAGCGACTGCGCCCCCGATCCGGTCGGAATCGCCTGGAGATCCGCGTAGGTGATTGTGAACCGGCGGAAGGATACGTACCCACCCAGGCCGGAAGCAAGATTTGATAATTGCATGATGGTTTCTCCTAATTGATCGTTTCTTCGACCACTGGATTCGGTCGATCACTGCCGTACAGCGCCTGCCGATAGGCAGCGTTCATCTCCCCGAAGGAAGGCGGGATCAAGTCGATCGTCTCAACATGTAGATCAGTGTACCACAAAACAACAAGTCCTTTAGAATAAAGTACTTGAGGTAAGTTTGAAACAACTTCTGGGGTTTGGTACGAGGATTTGACTCCCGACCAGATACTGCCCCGCGACGTCGATCGAGTTGTTCGCGCCCTTGAACCCAGTCCAACCGAACTGGAACAACGGATTCTGCGAGAAGTACCACTCGATGTACTTGCTGTTGAGCCCGTACATTACCCCGTTCGCGCCGGTCGGCATGTACTTGTCCACCACTACCTCGGCGGCGTTGAAGCGGAAGCTCTGGAATCCGGCCACGCCCAGGTCGCTCTCTTTGTCGAAGTAGCGCTGGTTGGGCTGCATGGCGTTCCACATCAGGTTCCACCCGTTCTGGGTTGCAACCACCATGTCCACATGGTCCGCGCCGAACCATGACGCGCCGTAGGCCACGTTGACAGCCTGGAGCTGGAAGCTGGTGAGATTGGCGGTGTAGGCGTTCAAGCCGCCGACTGTGCCGACCGGAGTCACATCGGCGCGGGTGATTCCGCCGATGGACGGATATGCGTTGCCGTCGTCGATCCACGCCTTGAACCCTTCGAGTTGCTTGGAGCGTCCAGGGTCCTGAAGGGTCAGGTACATATTGGTCGCGAGCAGCTTCGCCATCTTCATACTGGCGTTCAGGAACTTCAGCTCGACCTGGGAGAACACCGACTCGGGGCCGTCGTTGCGCATCGCATCGAAGCCGTAGAGGGTGATGTTCACGTAGTACAGCGTCAGGTTCTCGACCAGCGCCGTGTCCGTGGTGACGAAGTCGATGTCGAACGCCTCGCCTCGGCCAACCGCATCTCCGTTCAGCTCACCAACGATCAATGGCCGCTGGATCTGGAGACCGCCCGTGAACTTCTCCATCCGCTGCGTATGCAGGCGGGTGAAGACAGGGCTATTGAGGAAGATGACGTCGGTCGTCTTCGGGACGATCATTTGCGTCACATAGGCGTTCAACTCGGTTAATGCCAAACTCATGATTCTAAATTACTTACTAGGTTTGTCCAACCCGGTAAGCTCCTTTTCCCTGTTGAATTTTCCTGACTACTAATTCGGCTTCTCGCTGAATTCGCCCTTGCGGTACATCTCCGCCGCGATCGCCGCCGTGATGCCGCTGCCGAGCGGAGCGTTAACCTTGTTCTTATCTTCCGGCTCGCGCATGCGGGCCTGCAAGGTTCCGAGCTGCTCGGTCCCCGATCCGCTATCCGCCGGATTGACTCCGCCCTCTTGTCGCGCGGTGAGCGCGTCTTCCTTGGCCTTGAGCGCCAACTCGCGGGCCGCGAGATCGTCGGCGGTCTTTTTCATCGCCAGCTCGGCGCGAACTGGGGCCACAAATTCCTCGTAGGCCTTGTCTACGTCCTTAACCCGATCCGGGTTGGCGTTCAGGAAGTCAATGAATGGGCCTATCTTGAAGTCCTGATTCAAAGATCCAAACTCGCGTTCGAACTTGCGGGGGAGGTGCGCCGTATTTCGGTACATGAACTCGAACCCGGCGGTCACTTGATTGTGATCCGTTCGAAGCTTGTCGAGATCCGCCTTCGGCGTGAGCCCCGAAAGGTCCGCCTTTAGAGCCACCCCCTCTTTCGTGAGGAACTCTTTGATTGCCGCAAAATCCGAATCGATCACTGTTTTTTCTCCCGGAGGGCGGCTGCCCTCGATTTCACTTAGGCGCTGCGTCACCGTGGCGAGTTCGGCCTTCAACTGAACTTCCGCCTTAGTAGCCCCATGCTCGTCGTCCCATGAGTTCGCCGACCACTTTTTCCACTCGCCCAGCTCCGCCTGGAGTTGCTGCGCTCTCGTCTCAAGCCCAGACTTCTCGGTCTCCAGGGTTTGCGCCTTGACTGCCAGCGCCTTCTGCCCTAGGCTCCAGGAGTCCAGATCTGGATATTTCGCGGTGATCGTTTGGAGGGCCGTCAAGTCCTCAGGCTCGATCTTTCCGACTTCCGCAAGGATCGCTGTGAATTCTCCCGCCATCAATTAGGAGCCCGCCGGGGCACCCTCCGTTGGCGTGGGCGCTGCCGACGATGTCGCTGGCTGCTGCGACCCGTTTTGAACGCGCGTCATCATGTCCTGGACTTCTTCTTGTAGCGCCTGTCCGATCTCGGCCATCTTGGCGATGTAGGCTAGCGCCGGAGGATGGACGGCCTTGGCAAGGCGGGCTACTGCCATGATCTTCTGCGACATCTCCTTGATGCCGTCAACCATCGCCTTCATCGAAGCGTTTTGGTCGCTCTGCTGCGGCTGTGCTCCGGATTGATCCTGCCCCTGCTGCTGCGCGGCCCCGATCGCCTGCATAGGCGAGGGCTGCACCGAAGCGGACGAGGGAGCTGGTATGCCGACCGACGCCATTCTGTTTTACTTTTTTTCCCGGCCTGCTGGTTGATCCGCTGTCGTGGACATCGGAAGCTTAGCCTGCTCCCACGGGTAGGAGATGGTTCTTCCGAGTGGGACGCGATCTCCGATTTCCTGAACCGCTCCCATTTTGGTGGTATGCGTGGGTGGGCTCGTCTGCGTCCGGGTCAGCGGCAAGCTGTCTCCAATCAACTGCGCCTTGGGGTTGGGGTTCCCGCCGCCATGGGTAGGCGGATTGGTTACGCTCTTTCCGAGCGGCAGATTATCGCCTACTATTTGGTATGTCGGCATGGTCTCCCCCTTTTGAAAATTGAGGCGGCGAATTCGTTCACTACTGAGTCTCTCTCGCGAGAGCAGTCACGCTTGGCTCTACCGTCGCCGCCAGCGGCTAGAGCTAGTTGGCATGGCTAGCGAACATGAGTCCGGGCGGACTTTTTGCGGGCGGACTTTTTCCGGCGATTTGCGGTTTCCATGTTGGGCATCTCCTTTCTGCTACGGGCCTTGTTTTTGGTCCGTATCATTTCTCTGTCGCACTAAACTACGCCCTAGGCTATGCGCCCGTCAATGATTCATCCCGCTTTGGGACATAATTGTGCTAGTTTGTGGGATGGTTGATTTTGAAGTGGCGGCGATCAAGCGCGAGGCGGCGCTACAGATTGTGAGGATGCTTCACGCTCGGATGACAAAGCGGGAGATGACCGCAAACATCCTGAGGGCTTTTGATATTCCTGGAAAGATATGCGCGAAGTGCGGACGTAATAGGCCTATGTCTCTGTTCCACAGAAGCCGGATCAACAAGGACGGAAGGGCTTCCTACTGTAAACTATGCCGGTCGAAACTCAAGAAGGCTTCAACCCCAATAGTACAGCAAGCCAATAACTAGAGCGATATCCACTACTACTCCGCGCCAGTCTGGACCCGTTGGGTCTCGCCGTAAGTTGTAGTCAAACTTGTAGGCGAAGTAAATTACCAGGAGCCACTTGAACCACACGGCTATGCGACTTGCCCGTTGCGCTGCCCGCGACTGGTGCGCGGTGTGCGGCCAGCGGCCTGCGCCCCGCCGCCGACCATCCCGGCTTGGCGCTCCGTCATGATCCTCTTGATCTCTTCCGGCACATCTCCGACGCCCATCTTCTTGAGGAACGTCTCCAGACTGAGAGCGCCCGACTTGAACATCGTGAATGCCTTGGTCTGCTCGCGATCGCGGTTAGCCCCGTGGAGCGAGTTCGGGGTGATCTTCACCGAGAACAATTTCCAGAAGCTTTCCTTGGCCACGCCAGCGGGGACCATGTCGCCTGGATTGAAGTCGAAATCCTCCCATGTCCATCCGTCCGCTCCAAGGATCTGGAAACGATCGTTGCGGCTGAAGTATTGCAAGATGTGGCTCGCGGCCACCTCTCCGGCGTCCCGAAGGAATACCTCGATGCGGCGACCTTCGAGCCGAATCGGCCCCGACTGCGCATCGCGGATTTGCTCCATTGTGTCGCCGCCGGGAACCTGCTTCTTTTTTGACAGGGAAGCAACGTCCATCGTCCCCGCGTGCCGGTCGAAAACCGGGAGAAGGTACTGCATCAGGAACTCGCGCACGTATGCGGGAAGCTCTGGAGGTGGGATGGGGCGGATATCGCGCTGCGGATCTCCGAGCGGTGTCATACGCAGTTTGGCTCCCGGCATATCCGGGAAGAACCGATCCCAGTCGCTATCGGCAATCGCGCCGCGCTTGTAGGCGTAGGTCTGGTTGATCGCCTTCTTGATCGTGTCGAAGACGCCAGCGGTAATCTCGTTGATTCCCTCGTTGAGCGGAAGCAGAGTCCGGTACTTACTCAGCCCTCCCGGAGCCCACACCACCGGGTCTAGCGCCAGCCTAGCGAACGGATAGCGCGTTGTCCAGTACGGAGACGGACCATCGTAAAGCAGGATGTCTCCGCCGAAGACCATCAGGCGCTTGCGCGGGTAAAGCCGCTCTCCTGGCTTGACGCGGTACCAGAAGTTGTGTCGATCGATAGGAAGATCCGGGTGCTTGACGATGACGTCTTGCTTGGTCTCGTTGACACTAAGATCCTCGATCCACAACTCCTCCAGCTCTGAAACCGGGAAGACATCGTCGGTATCCTGTGTCTGGTTTGTCGGACGACGGTTGCGCATTAGGCGCTTCATGGCGGGAGACAACCTGTCGTAGGTGTACTCCGTCATCAGCATACCGGCGCTGTAGGTCTCTTCCCCTTGGCGGGCAAAGTTACGGCAGGATCTTGCCACCTGTTCGGCCTTCTCCTTGCCAAACTTCTCCCAGAAGTAGGCGATCTTCTTGTAGGTCCGGTACAGGATTGCGCTCGACTCCTGGAGGTTAGAAGTGGAGTTGATCGGCAGGACAGTGTCCATTCCGCAGGCGAGAACGGAAACCTTACCCGGCGCTCCGTTTATCTTCCAGTAGCCGACTGAGAACAGGGCGTGGTCGATGGCCTCGGCCAGCCGAAGATCCATGTTCTCGCGGAGCCACTCGTGGAGGATGACGTTGGTAAGGATCTCGGAGGTTCGGACGTAGCTCTGATTGTTGCACCCAACTGCGATGGTGGGCTGGACGTCGGTGTACATTGCAAGGGTGTCCTTGCGGGCTCGGGCCATCTGGTTATCAGAGAAGCGAGAGCGGTAGACGGCGCGTTTCTTATCCCAGTACCGGCCCTCCAGGGCGGCGATGTACTTGGCTATGTTGGCCCATTCCTTGTTCTCTTCGAGCTGGCGGAAGGCCTGATCGCGGGACGCCATCCGGAATCGTTCGATGTTCCCCGCGTAGCGGTCGGTGTAATCGAGCGTGCCGCTTTTCGGTCTTGTTAGGGGACCGCGCGGGATAGCCGCCATGTCGAGGATCATTCAAGCTATACTATCACGGGTTGTTTTTGGGATTAAATCTCGCATCCCGGTAGTCCAACGCTTGAGAACTTTTTCCCGTCGCTACTCACCTCGACGGGACCGATCTCGCGAGGGTTCATAACGCGCTCTCGCTTGCAATGCTCCGCCTGTTCCTGAAACGTAGAAATAAAAACCGGCTTAGGGGCGCATTTCGAGCCGTCATCATTCCTCGTGGCGTAGGTCCAATGGCCCTCCTCGTGGGCGTTATCCGCCCTTGGATCGTTGTACTTCTTTGTGATCGCCCCAGTGAAGACGATCCCGAATGTGGAGATCATTCGCTTCGTCTGCCGACCGCATGCCTCGCAGTTTGGGTCCGGCTTGTCGGATGTTGATACGTAGTGCTCGTGAATCTTTCCGTACTCTCCGCAAGCAGACGAGCCGCACGAAAATTCGAAAATTGGCATATGGCTATTCCTGAACTCCAGATACTTTCCGCTTTAACACGCCATGGTCCCACTTGTAAGCGGCAGAGCACTTATGCGAACAAAAGTCTCCGCGTCCGCGCTTTACTTCCCTCATTGGTGCCGTGAAGGTTGCCCCGCACTGCTTGCAATTTCTGCGATCGCCCCGGCCTCGCCTACCGTTTGAGTTGATGACATACGCCTCCCCCTCCTTGATTCCTCGATCTCGATGGCTGTTGCACGAATTGCAAGCTGGCACCAGGTTGTCAGGGGCGTTATTTGATGTATCGGAGTCGAGGTGGTCGGCGACCAAGGACATTGTCCCGTCTGGATGGGTCCATAGCCTGTGTATACCCCATCTGACTATCACTCCGCACCAATGACAACTGTGATCCCCTGGGCCGATCTTGTCGTAAAGGACGACCCGGTGCAGCATTGCGTACCCGGATGGGTTTGTCAGTGGATGGCTCCGCCCCCACACTTTGATGTATCGCCTTATTCGTGACGCTGCCTGGGGCACGTTACGCCACCGGGACCAGTGTCGCCGGAGCCGACTCGTCGATCCCAGATAGGAAGTCCGTCAGCGTCTCCTCGGATTCGATCACCCCGTGCTTCACGAGTAGCGCCATGAGATCCGCTCCCGTGAACTGCTCGTTACCAATAACCGCCCCGATCTTGACGTAGTCGGCGTGATCCACAAAGATGGCGTGTGGCTGCGGGTTGAATTGATAAAACCAACCCTGGTCGCAGGCGGTGTCCATTAGGTTCTGCGTCACCTCATCGACAGTCATCCCCTGCTGGTCTGCGATCTGCTGTAGCGGCCCCGTCAGCGTTGGGTCCACCCTCCAGCGAACCACGACCTGCCCCTCATCCATGCCGGAGGATTCCTCGACCGCTTCGATGATCGCGGCGGCGTCGGCGTCTCGCAGCGTTTCCCGGATGCGCTCCATGTCGGAGCCACTGAGCATCATCCCCCCAGCGGCGAGATCCTCCAGGAGTCCGTTGCAGACTCCTGCGATCTTCTGGGCCGGTGCGGCATCGCCCTCAATCAGGGCTTGGATCTTCTCGTAGGCGTCCCTCTCTAGGGTTACTGTGACCGCTACGTCTACCTGCTTCGTCTTTGCCATATCTCTCCTGGCCTAGTCTAGATCTAGACTGGACCCTGAAGAGAGGATATCACGGATTTCCGTTTACAGCGAGTTGTAATCCCTCGGATTGTCTTCCGGCGTGATCTCCCGCTCCATGAGATCCCAGTCCATGTGAACCGAGTGCCCGTTCTTGGCGCTGAGGCGCTTGGCGCTCAGGATGATGTTCCGGCACTTGGGGCAGCCCGTGTGCGGGTGCGTATAGGAGTCCGGATTGTCGGTGTCCCACTCGTGCCCGCACCGGCATTTCATGTGGTAATCGCCGGATGATTCCACCGTCCCCTCGCTGCGCATCACCACAGTTCCGCTGTCCTCGGACCAATCCATATCGTGCGAGCAGTAGAGGCTTATCATGGCAGAGATGCAGTTTGAGACTACGGTTCCGTTTGCGACAAAGCTGTGATCTTCGTCAACCGTGATATCGTAAACCGGACCACAGAACGGAATCTCCTCCACCTTAGTGATCTTCCCCACCAGGAACCCGTCATTGATTCGCACCTGCGAGAAGGTTCGATTACCCATGCCTTCCCTGAGTGATCTCTTGCAGTCGAGAAACTCTTTCTCGATCAGTGCTCGTATTTCTCTAGAGGCATCGGGGCCGTAGATTATATTCCATTGCTCCTGGTGTCCGTTCTGTCCCTTTCTTAACTTAATGGCGGTTGCCCACCCGCACCTCAAGGACATGGACCATAGCTGTCTACCTAGCTCCCTGCTTATGGTTGCCGCAGATATCCTCCGCGTCTTATCCCTGAAGCATCCGTCCCCCAGCAGGTACCCGACAATAATCTGCTTTTGTTTTTCTTTCGGAAGCAATTCTGTCCAGTCCGGCAAGCGGCGATTCTCTCGCTTCCCAAACTCACAAAAAAAAGATCTCAATGGGATAGAGGAACACCATACGCTTGAGCCATTGATGGCCGACTTACGGACACCGCAATGGACACCCAGAGATCTTAGGTAGTGCATCACCCAGTCCCTAAATGGAGCTTCCCTATCGTGAGATGCAAAAGATATATGATGAGCCCCGGCAGTCCCCTCCGCTGCGAAGTAACCCATGATCCTAAGAAGGTTTATATCAACCGGAATTTTTTCCGTGACATGCCGCATCGTATGAACTGGCTTGCCGCTGGTAAATCCAACCTTCCCGTTTTTTCTGTGAACCCTGTACCCCTCCGGAACGTAGAGTGAAATGTTGATATTTGAAACGTCAACCACGGCCTTCGGGGCCACTGAGCAAGTTGCGTACTTCAGCGGGTCGTAGGTGGCACTATCAATTGAAATCCAATCAGGGTCTATGTAATGGGTCCAGCAAACCTGCTTCATGTTTACCGTCTTCCATCGCTGACTATTTTTTCTCCTGAACGGCTTATTGATCTTGGCGCGTGTTTGGATCTCCTTCTTCCAGAGCAACATTTTATGGTCTCCGGTTAGCAGTAGGTCCGGCCTCCCCATTGCCTTCACTCTAAATAATCGCTTCGGCTCGTGCTTGGACATCGTATTCGTTACCGGCATGTATCTTCCCTGATGGGTCAGTACGCGATCTCCGACGCGGATATCCTCTATAGCCTTGATCCCGGATGATGTCGTAACCAGGGTCCCCGCCGGAACACAGGTGTCATCATGGAACCCGGAGGCGTGGCTACCTCCGCGATCCTCGTAGTCTTCCTTTTGGAAGGTCTTGATCTCGGACGCAAACGTCTCATCACGCGGAACCCACAACCCGGCGCGGAGCCGCTTCACCGCCGTCTGCCACAGGCGGGGCTTGGTGTTGTATTGCGTGTACCAGTGGAACTTGTTCGCCAGCGGGTCGCGGGCGTTGTCGAGATGCTTCCAGCGGAATAGGTTTGGATACTGGAACTGGTAGCGGACGTTGTTGGCGCACGTATCGAACTTGTTGTACTCGATGCACATCATCGCCTCGTTGTACCAGCGACCGAAGACGTTGAGAACGAATGCGAACGAGATCGGATCGATGGCGTTCGATCGATACGTGGCGACGTGGACGTCCGGCGCTGGTGGCTGCCCGATCCGGTTCATCCACCCGACCGAGTAGTCAGCGTCTCCGCCCAGGCCTTCGGCGACGTCAGCACCGCAGCAGTAGTCCGCTCCCGGCCGAGGGAATTCCCAGATCCATAGCGGCGTCGGATCGTAGCGGTGGTCGAAGAGGCAATGCTCGTCCCAGCAGCGGATTTGACTGATTCGATTCTCGCCGTCAAGGATGACCTTCACGCCATGGAAGCGGCCCTTGGCGTCGATGAAACCTTTCGCCTGCGGGATGCGAACGCAGCGGTCAACGTAGTCCTGGATATCGGGAGCAAAGAGCTGGTATCCGGAAATCTGAAAAGCTTCAGTCGCCGTGCTCGCGAGTTCCTGCTTGAACTCCTTGGCGCTTTCCTTGTCCTTCTCGGCGTTGATTCTCTCCTCCCAAATAAACCGAAGCTGGCCATCCGCAAGAGAGAAGGCCCGAAGCATGCCAATCTTGCAGTATGGGCAGTGCGTGTCCTCGATTCGGATGGGTCCGTCTGAGGCCTCCTTCCATCGACCGCATTCCTCGTTGTCGCATCGGACCCATTCGTCTTTGATCCGTTCGCGGAGTTCTAGTTCTGGCTTAACCGGATGCCAGCCCTGCTCCGGGGGAAGGAATCTGGTTTTCTCAAAAAACCAAGGTAGGAATATCGTGGACCAGGAGGCCTTGTCGGCCAGCGCTACGCTGCTATTCCAGAGTTTGTGGTAGTAGGTCCCGGCTCCCTTTGCGGTGGACTCGATTACCGCGAAGGTTCTCGTAGATCTCTCGGCTAGAGCGTGCCTGAGGTCTCCCTCGATTGCTTCGCGGGCGATGTCGTCAGGGAAATCGGCTAACTCGCTTATATGTGCGGCTGAAATTCTTCGACCCTGCCCGATGCCTCCCTGCTGGGTCGCGGCTTGGATATCGATTCTGGATACCAGTCCTGGATTGGTACGGCGTGCGATCTCATCCGGGTTGTCGAACACAAGACCCTCGTCGGTCTTGCGCGTCGTAATCATCGGCTTCAGCCACCACGGCAAAAGATCGTAGATGTGCATCACAACTGTATTGAAGAGGTAAGAAGCGTGGCTACCGTCGCGGCTGACAATGATAGCGTTCGTGTTCTCGAAGAACATCGTGTTCCAGGCGATCAAGGCCTCCACTAAAACTGAGGCCCCAAGCTGACGAGCCTTAAGGATTATTAGCTTCTGCGCTCGGCCTCTTGCCTTCAGCCGCCTCAGTTCTTCGAGGATCAGTTCCTGCGATTCCCAGAGAGTGAGTAGCTGATCTCCGGTGTCCTTATTGGTGATCCAGAAGTAGTTGCGAGCCGCGTATACAAAGTCCTTGCGGCACCGATTCGCCTGCTCGACGATGACATTGTATTCTTTCGCGTTGAGCTGGTCGATGGAGTTCTTATTGGGGCGGTCGAAGTAATCGACGATCTCCGCGATCCCCGCGTCCCTCCGCCAGCGCTTGGTATTGATCGAACGCCTCGCCCTGGCGGCGCGGTCTACGTCGGCCTGCCCGGAAGCCAGAACTACGGAGGGGCCGGGGATTACGAGATTATCGGGCGGCATCGTCTGTTGTGAATTCGGCGTCCATCGCCTTATCGTTTGCAGACAGTTGTCGAATGATGGCGTCGAACCCCTTACCCCCGCTGGCCGCTGCCTGCGCTGAGGCGGAGTTGCTATTGTTGTTCATGTTGTTGATCGTCACGCCACCGCCGCCGCGCAGCAGTTCGTAGATGCGAGCGGCTTTGTCGATCATGTCTTTGTCGCCCTTGATAACCCCCTGACGGATTTGTTCCATGGCGTTGGGGAGAATCTCAGGAGCGAAAAGGGCGAGGATATTCTCGTTGTACCTCTGGAGCCCGCGCCGGGTGATGGACTTCTTTTCGAGGAGAGGGTGCTTGAACCTAGCGATATTTCCGTTTGGAGGAGCGAGGCTTACGCCTGTCCGTTTGTGTATCGGAATAGCCAGGGATTTCTTTCGCGGCATCGAACCCAGTATAATCGACTTCCCTACCTGGGCACATTGGCGGGCATTCGTTCATGATCCCCGTACATAGCGGGCAGGTCATTCGCCTGGTTTTGGTGTCTAGCTTGAATGGATGCATCTAGGACAGGGATCGATACAGGACGAACATGGGCGTGATGATGGCGAAGTAGCGCCGGAAGATGCATTCCCTTGTGATGCAGCCTCCGACGCACTCGTCCTGGAGGAGACAGAAACTGTCCTTCACCGGAGCTTCTCGCCGATCGTGAATGGTGCCAAGTGGGTTGACCCATCCATCATCTGGTTGGATGTTATTGGTTCTCCTGGCATGACAAGTTCTGGCGGGGTTCCCTGCTGACCTCCAAGATCTTGGGAGTTTGGTTTCGACTCCTGGGGATTGGGGCGCGTGGCCTGCTCCCTGGACCCGGCGCTTGCGTGCTCCCGCATCTCCGCAGGATCGGGGCTCGGCCCGTACATCCTTGCGTGCCTGCGCATTTCCTCCCCGTCTAACTTTCCGTCGCATGAAGTTTGTCCCATAACTCAGCTTTTCTTGATCTCCTTGACCATCTCCTCAACCGCCGCCTTGCCGGACCTTACTACCGCCGCGAATCTGTCCTGGTCCGCTGGGGCCCCTTCCTGGATTCCCCGTTCATCAACCCTACCGTTGTTTACGTTGTAAGTGAGCGGGACCGGAACGGGCTTCACTGGCTCAATACTTACCGGACGTGGCCGATACATCTTCTTCGCATCCGCAATAATCTTCCCCATCACTGCGTCTACGTTGATTCCAGCCCTCATTTCGGACACGGTGACTCCATGGAATACTTCCATCTCCGCCCCTACATTTGGATGCTTGTAGGACAGCCTAACCAGATCCCCGGTTTTGCTTGCCTGTCCCCCGGTGCAGGGAAGCGCCGCGATATTGCGCTCCAGGCGCACTGGCTTGTCGCGGCCATCGGCCATGACATCCAGGAACTCCGGAGCGTGCTCAGTCCAGAACTGGACCGCGTCCTGCATCCGCATTTGTGGACTCCGTTGCGAAGCAGTCGATAGCGACCGGATGCGAACCGGGGCCGCTGGCTTCGCCATGGCCGCGATCTCCTTGTCGATATCCCCCTCCTCGGCGAGGACGATCAGGCCCTTGCGAAGCTCGACCGGCTGGGGCTTATCTAGTGCGATTGGTTCGGCTCGCCTGTGTACGATCGGCTCCTCTGGCGGGGCCGGTACGATACTGGCCGGGGAGGGCGGCGGAGACAGGGGGGTCCTGGCGGGAGGGGCCTCGGGTTGTGAGTCAACCGGAGACGCATCCGCTAGCTCCAACTCCAGGGCTGTCTCGATGGCGTCGGCGATCTGGTCCGGGCTGCCGCCGCGCTTGATGCCGATGCGGATGGCCTTAGTGAGGGTTTCTCGGGTCATTGGGTGATAGCCTTGAGCGTTGATTCGACTGAGAGGTACCCGTGCTTGTTAAGCAGTAGCGCGTGCATGGCCTGAGTAACCCCCACCTGCCGACTCTTCAGGATTATCGGGCGTGGGAACTCCGGAGGCCAGTATGTGTTTACGCCGAGGAGGAGTCTCCTCATAGCTGGAGACAGACCTGGATACAACTTGGCTGCTGGCTTAATAAGAAACGGAGCAATGATGGCCGTCAGGAACGAGCGTCGATTGGGTTTCATTCAAATGATCCTTTCAGCTTTGCGCACATGCGAGGGTTCTCAAGCCGGCTGTTTTCTTTTACGCAAAGCTCTACGCGATTCATTAACTACGCCAAGAAGAAACCGCCAGAGGTGGATCTCGTAAGCTTAGCAGTCGCACTCCCCGCATCCTCTGAGGCAGAATCCGTCATTCAGGTCGGGGTCCATTTGCATGTGGTCATCCGCCGAGTGTCCGCACCGTTTACAGGGAGGGAATTCCATACTACCTCGTCACCGAAAAGTTGTCGTACATTCTGCGCTCCTTGACCCGTCCCTCGGCCTCTTCCCTGGAGATTCCTCTCCGCTGAAGTCCGTCGATCTCAAACTCGGCGTTTGCCGCATCGACATCGAACTGCTGGACCCCCTTGCCGTCTCCGCTGGAGAACATCAAGCTGCGGAACTGAGACACGGAAGACTCCAGATCCTTGATCGCCGCGATCTGCGCCTCGCCCATTGCGACCACCCCGATCTGGTATTTCTCGATCACCTCGGCCAGCCGGGGGATGGTGGCTACGTCGATCTTCTCGGAGGACTTCTCGAAGAACCTATGCAGGACGTACACCCTCCAAGTGAGCACGCAGAGCGGAACCCCGATCATGATCGAGGCGAGAGCAAGGGAAACAGAGAGAATGATTTGGCCGATCATTTGGGGAATCCTTTCTTGGGTGGTAGATGGAGCCAATCTCTCCGATATCGGCAGGAGTGGCAAGGGCATTTGGTCTTTCTCATTGGCCTCTTTATTGTATCCAGAAATTGAATCCTGTAGAATGGCTACGTGGCCAACAGCATCGGACGCCCGAAAAAAGAATCCTGCCGCGTGCAGGCTGGACGCATTAGCCGGGATTCCGCCGAGTACCTACGGACTCTCGGAGAGCCCACTCTCGGCAGGGCTATCGACGCCCTGGTCTCCAAGGTCATGACTCCCCGCTCCAAGCGAGCCTCCCGGTAGCGCTACCTTCTTAAAGCACCCGTGATTCAACATCCACTTTAGCCCCTCGCGGATCTGGAAGTAGATAGCTTGCCGGGTTATCGGGCGCGTTGAGTAATGCCGCGCCCGACCCTTTGATGCCAAGAACTCCATCGACTCCCCGCTTCCCATGTACGCCGCCACGATCTTCATCCGCAGCTTCCACCTGGAGAGCTTGACCTCCGACATCGCCGGAGTTTCCGGGTTAAGCTCCAGCGTCCACTGCCCGCTTCGAACCATCTCCCGTACCTTCTCCGGGGTTAGGCTCGACGACGGGCTTGCCGCCCTTGGCTTCGACCTGGTACTCGACAAAATAGTCTCCCCCTTTGCGAGTGATGAGTTGCTTGGTGATTGACACGCGCGTCTTCTTGGTTCCATTGTCCAGCAGGATTGTTGTGATCTTCTTGGGCCACAGCAACGGCATCAGGGTATCGCTCTCGAAGATCCCGGCCACCGCAGGCCAGTCAATGAACCCGTCGCGCACCCATTCCTGGAGCTGCTTGACGCGGCTCTCGAACTGACCGACCGAAGTGGTATCCGGGTGATCCACGACGGCGGGAGCGGAACTGGTAGCTTTCTTCTTGGCCGCTCTGTTCTTTTTGGCGCGAGCCGCTTTGGCCTCTAGAGGGTCGTAGCCTTTCTCGCGGATCTTCTTGACTAGCGCCGGACTCACGCCGCACAACTCCGCCAGCGGGCGGTCGTTGCGGCGCTTCAGGGTCTTGTCCTGCAAGGCCAGAAACACGGCTCGGCTCCGGTCGTCAATACTCAGCTTGTGGCCGTGCCGACCGTTTCTCCGAATCGAGAACTCCAGGGCGTCGGTAAGCGCCCCCTTGGGGTTGTCGTCGTGGACGAAGGCCGGGATCTTCTCCTGACCGGCTGCTATGTACGCCATGTAGCGGTGAACGCCATCCCCGAGGATATTTCGATCCTGGTCGTCAACGAAGGTGTCGATCGGGTCCATGTCGGCCCCGTCGAGGATCTTCTCCTTGTACTCTTCAATAACGTCGTCGTTGACCTTGATCCGGATCTGGATTTCTGGTAGAAGCGTGATGTCTGCGATGGGAATCAGCTTTGCTTTTAATTGTGTCGCCACTATAGCTCCCTCATTCTTTCGTTGTCGATATCTCTCGCCGGGTGCGAGCCCCAATCTTCCGCGCCTGCCACGAGGTCCGGGTGGGGTGCCTTGATCGGCCTCCATCTGTCGTCGTAGAAACAGACCCACTGCTGGTTTGTTCTTTTGCGAGCGTCTTTCCCGATCTTGACCCAGGCGAGACTAGCTCCATCCTTAAACACTTCTTCCGCGAACTCTCCCGCCTCGGCGAGATCCACCGGCAACTCTTCTCCGGTCTCCGGTGCGACCTTCTGTATTGCAAGAATCTTGATCCTCTGCCGGTGAAGAACCCCGGCGGACTTCATCATGACGTGGTAGCGAACCAGGGACAGAACCAGTCCAAGGGGATAGTACCCTACATGCTCAGCGTAGACGCGATCGTCGTCGCGCGGAGATCCGGTGTACTCCCACTTGTCAGCAACCCGGTTCAGCTCGTGAGCCACTCCGCCAATAGTCCATCCGGACTCGAACCAACGCATCCCCTTACCCATCACTTCCCTTCCATCACTGGCCTAGTCTCTTCGATGAACTTGACGGCGGCCTGCATGCACCGCTCGTGAATGTGGATCTTAGTCCCGAAGGTTCGATACTGCCCCTTCTTCTCCCAGACAATAAGATCTGCGCACAACGAGCACTCCAGGCGCTTCAGGGTCTTCCCATTTATCGTCTTATTCCGGCGCTTGAGTTTGGACTTGGGCAAGCCTTCGATGATCGGCAGCAGCCGCTCGTACTTGGCGACGAGATCGATACTGGCTTGGTCTCCGAATTTCAGGCGGGTCATAGTGGGTCTAAATCTGTCAAACGATTTGACGTACTTTATTGTTTACGAAAACTCAAAGCTTGTCAAGTGGAATTTCTACAAGCTCTTCCTTTTCCCGGCTGCGCCTTGAATCGAGTGCCAGCAGACAATCCCGTTCTCCGGCTGACGGCGCTGCGCTGGTCGGGATTCATCGGCTTAGCCGCGATCAGCGGCCCTGCGCACTGCGGGCATTTGTCGGGACGGACGCGCTGGCCGCGCCACTTACAGACGGAGCACCGAACCATGAGGCGCTTCATTGATACCCCTTGGTGGTTAAAATCCAGGAGAGTGGCGATGGTTTTGTTCTTCATGCTCCCCGCTTCCTCCGGCTCGACTCGATAGCCGCGATCGCGAGCGCTGCGATCTGAATCATTCGACCTTCGTACTCGGCCTCGCGCCCTAAGCCTACGCAGGTATTCT